TACAAGGCTGCCGCCGAGAGGCTTGTTCCATCCGTGTCCGGCAGCCATGCCGAGGAGCGCGTCGGGTCGAACCCAGGCGTGATCCCCGCGGTCGAGAGAGTGAACGCGAGCGAGAACGCGCCCTGGCCGCCGGCAGGCGCCGCGTATGAAACATAACGGTCTTCCTGGCCTGCGCCCGCGAGAGTGAAGTAGACCCGGATGGCGGTTGCCATGAACGAGCAGGTTCCGGCAACTGTGAACGTCGCTCCGAGCGCGCCTGTAGCCAAGGCGACCTCGGTCGAGGGCGCAGACTCGCCCCAGGGAGTGAGCTGCGTAACGGTAAACCAGATGGAGAGTGAGCCGGGCGGCGAAGGCGTGACGGTAACCGAGGAAGGCGCGGGCAGGGAGAGAGGCGGGTCGGCCGCCTGTTCCCGGAGTGCCATGAGCACATCCCCTACCAGACTCCACTGGGCCATGACGGACTCTCCTTCCTCCTACAGAAAAAACGGCGGGCAGTCCCGGTCAGTGGACGGCCCGCCGACATGGGCAGCAGCGGCAAACGAGGCGGCAACAAGCAACAGATCAGTCGTACTGTCCCTAGACCAGCGAGACTTCAGCGTCGAGCGGCAGCAGCGAAATCGTTCCGCCGGGGGTGACGACGAAGTTGACCAGCGTGATATTCACATCGGTCTTGAACTCGCCGGTGTAGTCGAGATAACCCGAGGCTGCGCTGGCCGGGATGGTCGCCACAGTCCAGGTGTTCGTGCCGTCGGAAACCTGTACAGCGAGCGCGAGCGTTGCGGTTGAGGTTGCGCCAACCATGCGCAGATGCCACTTGCCAGAGGTTGGAGCGGGTCCGCCGTTGAGGTTGAACCCGGTTCCGCCGGTTGCGGGCGTGGTGGCAAGTGTGCCAAGCGAAATCGTCAGCGCAACGGTATTCGATGTGCCGGAGCTGGCCGACCCGTAGAAACTCGGCGAGCCGAACCCCGGCATACACTGTGAAACTGGATTTGCGAACGGCAATGCCATGATAGTTCTCCTTGGGGAAGGGGGAGAAGGTTGAATCCAGGCCGTGCCTAGTCTGCCTCCTCCCCCCGGCTCAGTTCTACGTGATGCTGGTAATCGCCACGTTCATGCGCGGCGAGATGCACGACAGGTTCCAGGTCAGATACATGCACGACACCAGAACGCGCTGGTTGCTCGGCTTGAGGAACGGATCCACGTTGAAGTAGTCCGCCTCGTGGAAAACCGGGAAGATATACTTCGAGTTCAGCAGGAGCGCCTGATTCGCGGTCGCAAAGTAATCGGCCACGGTCACGGCGTTGTTGAACAGGAAGTGGTTGCGGAAGCCGACCTGCAACGCCTCGTCGTCCTGCATTCCCTGGCCGAAGCGAATATTGGCGACGAACTGGTTTTTGAACGCGGCGTAGCTGGTGCGGTTCATCACGAACAGGTCGGGCTCATCGTAGCCCCAGGTGACGGACTGGTAGGCCGGCTCGGCCGTGGTCGAGGACAGGGCGCCAGAACCGGCGACAGCAGTTGCAGGCAGCCACCACGCATTCGCAGCCGATGCACGGCTGATGCCAGCGATGGTGTTCGTGGTGGACACGACCCACGAATTGAGATCATCCACATCGAGCAAGGTGTTCTGCGGCGAGGTGTGCCAGAGCGCGCGAGAGAGCTTCTGGAGGAAGCTACCCGATGCCGTCTGGAACTTGGCGCGAATGATGTCCAGGTTATTCGAGCCGCCGCGGTTCAGAATGATGTCGGTTATGGGGATCACAACCGGCTGGCGGTACGGCTTCCATTGCTGGTTCGCCGGCTGCACCGAGTCCACGACCGAAGTGTCGAGCAACTGGTCGCCGTAGTAAGCGCCGCCGGGAAGTTCTTCCTGATAGATTTCCGGGAAGATCAACTCGCCGGCTCCGAACCTCTTGCCCTCGCGTGTCAAAGCCCAGAATACAGGCGAGGGCTTGAACACGTTGTCGCCGAGGACGGGGACGATAAATTTCTGGGAGATCGCGTTGACCGTGTTAGAAAGCTGCACCGGCGGCGATGCTAGTCCCAGTCCAACCACGCTATTAGCCATGATGGGCTCCTGGTCGAGCGAACGGGGGAGGTCGCCGACGGGGTTGAGGGTTGAGGTCAGGGGAGCGGGGCAGGCCCGGTCCCAGAGAAACCTGCGTTAAGCTAGTTCACCACGCCGCCGAAACTGGCGGTTCCCATGGCTGACTTCAGCACGTCCTCATCGGCCATGGCAGCGGACATTGCTTCCTCGAACGACTTGACCACCTTGACCTTGTTGCCTTTGGCGTCAGTGCGCTCGTTAAACGGATCGAATTCGCCGGCGGCGGGCTTGGCCGAGGAGTGCAGAGGGTTGCGCGACTGCGGCGGGGTCAGAGATGCCAACTTGGACTTGTCTTCCAGTTCCTTGGTCAGCTTGGCCGTTTCTGTAGCCTTCCACTCGTCGCGTTCGACCTTTTTGCGCGCGTCCCAGGTCAGGCGGTCTACGGCGTCACCGATCTGAAGGAAGCCGTCCTTGTCCTGGAGCTTGTGGTCGTGGGCGTACTTGTAGGCGGTTTCATAGTCAACAGTCACGCCTTTTGGCAGATCCTTGGTGGCCGAGGCGAATTGGGATTGGTACTGATCGTTCAGGTAGCGGCCAACGGAGGTATTCACGACGCCAGTTACCTTACCAAGAGAGTCAGTCAAAGTGGTCTTGAGCGTGTCAAACTGACCGGGCAGGTTTTTGAGCTGGGTCTGTATCTCGGCAAGAGCAGTGTCGCGCTTGGCAAGTTCCTGCTTCATCGCTTTGACGACCGGGCCGAGGAGCGGGTCATTGTCGTCGAGATTGAACTCGGCTTGCGCGGCGGCACGGAGGTCGGCAGCGGTAGGAGCTACGACGGCAGTGGAAGCCGCTGACTTCGGCGCGACGACCTTGCCATCTGCCGCCAGCCATCCCGCCTGCACTGCTTCCTGGAACTTGGCCGCGAAAGCGAGTTCGGCTTGGCCGAGAGTGTTCTGGCGCTCTTCGATCTGGCGGGTCAGCGCTTGGCGCTCGGCTACAGGCAGCGCGCGGATTTCCCCGACATTGACGGTCGAGCCGTCAGGTAGATTCAGCACCATATCATCGGCATACTTGGCGTTCGAGAGAATATCTTTCAGAGCCATGGGGGAGGGTCTCCTTTATTGAGGTCCGGGCTGGCTTGGCTGCGAGGCCATGCCCGCCGGATTGGGAATGGCTGCGTTATTGGCGATGGGTCCGGCGGCGGCGGTTGTTGCCGCGGCCTTCTCCGCTTCCTGGATGCAGTTGTCGAGATACTTGACGACCTGGGCAAGATTGCGCGTGACGCCGGGCAGGGTGAATGCAGCCCGGGTGTAAAGTGAGACGGCGACAGACTTGATCGAGGCAAGGGACTTGACCATCGCGTCAGGGTCCGCACCCTGGAGTTCGGCCAGTTGCTGTGAGAGTTGGAGACCGGCAGGGGCCGTAGGCGGAGAGTTGGGGCCGGGTCCGGGAGGAGGCCCACCGGGTCCAGGAGGACCACCCTGGCCAACCATTCCAGGTGAAGGCGGCAAAGGCCCGCCGGGTCCAGCAGGAGGGCCGCCCGCAGGCACACCACCACCAGCGCCAGCCAACTTACCAATCAGTTGCCGGGCCATCATCTGCGCCAAAGCTGGATTCGCGGTTCCCAAAATCGTCTTCCTCAATTGGTACGGTTCTAATTGCCTGACTTTCTGCTTACTGCTTGGCTTACTTATCCGACCAGAACGCCTTCGGACCGCCTTCGGGAATCAGGCCAAGTGGGTCTTTGGGCTGGGCAATTGGGTTGTTATTCACATCGGGGCCGGGCTCGTTGCCGGTGCGGCCAACGGTCAGGGGGGACTTCAAAATTTCGGAGTTGAACGTGTTGCCCATCGCTTCCTTGATCTTTGCCATTGCCGGTACTCCTTGGTGCTGAATTCTGGTTAGTCGTACTGGTTGATTCAGAGACAGGCGACGCGGACGGCCTAAGCGGTTACTTCCTGCCTACACTGCCCTTGCCCACGCGCCGGTCTACCCTCTTAGTCATCCGGGCTACCGCGTGCCGGGTTCCCACTGCTGACTTCATTGATTTCATAGCCGAGTCTCCCTTGGGATTTGGCAGACGGAAAGGACGGTTATCGCCGTCCATGCCGCCTGCCGCTTCCTGTCTTGCACATCGAACGCTTTCGGCGGAGAGGGCGGGGTCAGTCCCCCACCAACTCCCACCCACCGCCGAACGGCGAAGCCAGCGAACTGACTCTGCCTACTTGCGAGCGGCGGTGCGCCGACGCCGAACGGATCGTCTTCCTCCGCGTGAAGCCATCTGCGTACCTCCTTCGCTCCGGACGGAACGGCCGCATGGCCGAACCAGTTAAGAAGACGGGGCGCGAAGGCCAGCAGCGCCGTCTCCGGGATGAGCTAGGTCCGCTTGCCACGCGACTTCGAGTAGCGGGCGGCCTTGGCACGCGCGTCGCGCAGGAACTTCCGGGGCTGGCCGTAGTCTCGGATGACACTGGATTGCTTGATTGCGGGGGTTCCGGCCATCGGGATCGGGTCTCCTTTCGGGAGTTGATGCGGCGACTAGGGACGGCAAGCACGTGGAAGAGGCGGCGGAGGCGGCGAGAGGTAACGGGTACGTCCCTGCCAACGCCGACTCATGTCACTACTTGCGCTTCCGGGGGTGACGCTTGGATTCTTTCTTGGCCATGATGTTTCTCCTTCCGCACACGGGCAGGCCGAAACCTGAGAGAATGCGATTGAGGGAAGGATAGACCAGAAAGGGTGGGGAGGGAACCCCGCCTTCATAACACTAATTTGGCAGAAGGCGAGAGAATCAAAATAGTTTAGTAGATATTCAGTATAAAAGTGCGGCCTGAGTGCATCCTGCCTTGCCGGAACTGGCACATGGGAATCCCGAACTCGGCCAGAGTTCCATTCTCAATCCACGAGTAGACAGTCTGCGGATGACGGCCCATCATGCGCGAAAATTCGCGAACAGTCAACCAGTGCGCGCGCCACGAGCAGGAGGGAACGGAACGGGCGGAGGTGGCGTGCGCGGCAGGTACGGCATCTACTGTAATTGGCATTTGTTTTTCCTTCCTTCTCACTTACGGCCTGACCGGACTTTCGCCAACGCGGCCAGCGCCTGCGAAGTCTCCTGCTCCTTGGCGATTCCCTCGGGGTCAGGATAACCCAAAGTTCGCAGCCCGCGCTCCGGCCCGACCACTCCCGCCTTCATCAGGTCAGGAGTAATCTTGCGAACTATCGCTTCGGAGAGCGGGCGAACCGAGGCATCGTCGAGGGCCACGTCATAGGTTGTCGGGTCCACCTGCCCGTTCCACGCGGCAAGGGTAATCCCCTCGGGTCCGCGATAAGGCAAAGTGGTCTTGGTCTGATAGCGGCACATCGAGTCGAAGAAGAACTCGCCGAGCATCTGCGCTGTCTCGGAGAGGAACCGGCCAGCGAGCTGGAGCATTCCGGAGGACTGAAGAACAGCCGAGTCAAACAGGTCGGTCGAGACGTTTCCTGCGCCAGGATCGCCCTGCCGCGAGGCTGAGAACCCAAGACAGTCGTTCTGAAGCGCGAGCAGTTTCTCCGGAGCAGCGAGGCCAGATGAGCCAATAGCGTTAGGGGTGACGACCGGGGGTTGCCGCGATCCCGGCTTAATCATGCAAACTTCGCCCGGCAACCCACCGAACCCATCTACGTCAATCCCCGTGTTCTCGTCAATGAACCAAACACCGTTGTTCAGTCGCAGCCCGTTCTCGAAGACCTGCGTGTAGAACCGCTGGGCCAGACGCTGAAGATTCTCGGTCATGCGCGTTACAGGTATCCCCCACGGCCCGAACAGTGGCGGCATGACGTAGTTGGGGAACAGAGGAAACCGGGGAGCGGCGAGGTCGCGGCGCGGAGGGTATGGGTTATCACCATCTTGCAGGATCACACCCTCGCACTCCACCAGCCAGCGGCCGTTCGGATACTTGAGACGGACTTCGGGATCGATCAGCGAGGCAGGCGGGGTGTCGGCTTTCTCGACGGTCTCCCGCGTATAGTCACGGCAGAAACAATGCCGGACCAGCACGCGCCATTCCGAGGTCTGGGTCTTGGAGTTCTGGCCGGAGAGCCCTGGCATGGTGGACATCGGCCCGGCTGGTTGCGAGATCCCGTATCCCGAGTCGCCCGAGAACGGCTGAAACCCGCCCGAGGTATGCCGCGGCTTGATGGCGCGCGAGGTCTCCGGCCACTTGAGCCGCACATCTTCAAGGTTCATCCAGGTTCCCCAGCCAGCATAAGAGGGATTCCAGGTGTAGTCGGCGCCGGGGTCGAAGAATACGAGGCGTGGGTCAATGGACCTGGCCCACATACCGCCACGGGCCCGCGAGAGGTCCGGGTCAAAGCCTGCAACAATCCATCCCGCGCCACAGTAGCGCGCGGTCAGCCCGGCCATAAGCAGGTGCAAATTCATCTTGGAGATTTGCCACTGGGCCTGGAGGGAGACTTCGCGGGCGAGGTCGCGGGCGGAAGTCGGAGCGAGGGATGGGTCGGCCTGCTGCGCACCGGCGTAAGAGGGGTCCGAGGAACCAGCCGATGGGAAAACATACATGC